CCGTGAGCTTATCCTCCAGCATATGCACGATAAAATATAGACTATATATCCCGCACTCCGTTGTCCCATACTGGTGCTCCACCGGATGGTTCTGGTCAAACGCGAACTTGATGGGCGGATTTAGTGCGAGCCCCTGTTTTGTAATGTTTTTTACCAATTTTTTTAAACGACCTGGTATCGCATTGCCCGCGCTGTCAAAGAAATAGATGAACCCTTTCTTAATATTCACAAACATGGATATCCAATGCTTCCCCGGCTTATCATGCGTATCCGTATTGAACGTCAGCCCAATCTTGGTTTTTCCCGACTCTATTTGCTCCTTCAAATTTAGGTTACATATTTCCTCAAACACGCACGCGCCATCCATCTCTATCGTGTCATAGTCTATCGGCGACGGACCCAGAAACTCAAAGCATTTGTACGCCTTTTCATACTGACGCATCACATTCAATATATCCAAACTGGATAACCACTTGTTCGGGTTTTCTTTCCAATCCGCCGGCGACTGCGGCGCAAACGAGTTTAACAACTCTTTCCCATCGTGCTCCGGCATAAAATTCTGTTTGAGCCAACAGGTCTCCTTATTACACACATTGCTTAAATACTGCTTTAACAAGGTCCAAATCTCCTTCGGGTTGTCCGTTTTTATCGCCACGTCGGGATGCCTCAAGTTCCACCGGTCTCTTAACTTGATGAGGTCCGGGTTTGAAAAACAACTGAAATTGTTCTTCTCGGGGTTAGGACTACATTTTAGCTTTTTATATTTTTGGTTAGTTCCTTGTTTGGTTGAATTCCCGCCCTTCATTTTTTGCGTTTTTCTCACGCGCTTACGTTTTCTTCCTTTTTTAACACTACTTACCATACTTATTGTTCATATTTTTCTTTTTACAAATACCTTTATTCATCAGCAGCGGGTCTTCTAAATTGATTTCTTTTTGCGTAGGCAACACGTCTGCGATTTTTTTTGCCGGCGTTAAAGTAGGTGCGGGCGGTTTTAACATCATAAATTTATCCAATGTGCCCGTCATCATTTTTGCAGAGCGCATCATCATCTTCATCTTGTCGTTCTCTAAATCCTCGTTCACATCTTCGTTCTCGTCCTTGTCCTCTAAAATCTCTACAAAAATTTCTTCCTTTTGATTTGTTGCCTGTTCAAAATCTATCACTTCATTGTCACCGTCATCTTCATCTTGGACTAAATCTTTATCTAAGACTTCATCGAAATCGTCGAAATCATCTAAATCTTCATCTAAATCATATAAAGCTAAATCATCGTTTGACCCTTCATTTTCTTGCTCTTCTTCTTGCACTGCAGCTCCATTGTAATCATTCTGGATGATGTCACTCTCATCAATGATTTTAAAATAGTGGACGCATGTTTTCACATAATTCTCAAATGCAAATGACACATCTGAAAACAGTCCGTCAACTTCATTATTTGCGAGCAGCTCTTCCGTTAAATGCGATATTCTGTTTCTATAAAAATCTTTCTCCTTGTTTTTTTGCGCAATTACCGTCTTATTGGTCATCAACTTTTTGTACATGTCCCGGTTCATTAAATACTCCAGCGTAATTTGGTCCACAATGCCCGCGCTCATCTCTATATATTGTTCATGATAAGATTAATCCGGGTTTACGCAGATAAATTAGATGGGTATGATTAAGGATGTAATTAAGGATATGTAAAGATAACGATTACTCGTCCGGGGCCGCCTATGCCACCTGAGTAACCATTAACTGCCGATGCCCCGCCACCACCACTAGCAGGTGTGGACGCATCCTCTCCAGACATTCCCGATGCGGCATTTGAGCTCCCACCAATTCCATTTTTACCTGCGGCGCCTCCATTTATGAAGCCAGAACCGCCACCGCCTCCATAATTATAAGAAACTCCTAACACTGTAATAGACCCGGAAGAACTCCCACCAGACGTATTGGTAGAAATTCCTCCGCCTAATCCACCAGTTCGTGAAACCAGTGTGCCTGTACCATTATTTGTGCACCCTCCTGAAGATGCACGACCTGTAGCGTTGTTTATAAGCCCTGCGTTGCCCCCAGTTGATGTAACTCCATTGCCAGTTGTTGATGTTTTAAAAGACGAACTATTTCCATTAGTTGCTTGTCCTGCCGCAGCTCCTACAACGATAGTGTATGAAGTGCCGTTGACATATGATAATGAAACGTACCCAAACCCTCCTCCACCACCACCACCACCCCTACTAGACGAGGTGCTATACCCCCCACCGCCCCCTCCGCCAACGACAATCGCATAGAATGAACTGATGTTTTTATTTATACTTATTTGTCTTGTTCCACTTGTAAATGTATATGTATATTTATTACCATCAATCGTTGGTGTGGGTGCAGTTCCACCTGTAATAGTAACTGATAATGGCACAGGCGCAATCCCTTGAAAAATATATCTTAAATCTTGCCCATTTTGTGCTATCCAATTTGTATCATTTGGTATAGTATATGATGTATTCACCGCGAACAATTCTCTTAAATCTTTGCCTGTGCTATATTGTATAAATCCAGTCGGTGTTGCATACATTGTCCCGCCCTCCGGAAGAGGTTCAAATATTGTTGATAAATCTGCTGCTACCCCTCCATTTAGAATGTTATATCCGGTTGGCAACATGTAATAAATATAATAAATATAATAAAATTGAATGTTTTTACACATGTTAAATTACTTTAATCTTATATTACATCTTGCAAACCTACAATCATCATAACATCTTATATCCAATGGACTTGAGCGACTACATGACCCACATTGAATGCAGCGCATGCTTCAAAAACTTTGTAAATTTCACATTTGCCGAGTTTGTGCTATTTGTTAAACAGCACAAACATGAATTACCCTCCAACTTTTATTCTAAATACAACAACAAATGTTTCAGTGACCGCTTTGAATGTTTTACATGCGAACAGCTCATATGTCGCGACTGCCTTATTCGCAAGCAATACCCGGATATTGTATGCCCCATTTGTAATACTCAATATTTCGCAGACTGTTTTGACCCTCGAATGTCAATTATCAATACTAGACAACGCAACCAGCTCCTGAATGAGATTACTCGGTTCACATTTCCCAAATAATTGCAATAACTATTATGTGTTCTATAAATATTATGACAAAAACCTTATTTTTTATCTCGCATAGTTCTCGTAGAATTGTTGAATAGCCCATCCCCCATCAAGTCTTTCAACGGCACATCGTGCGTTTGCGCCGGCACAAATACGTGAAATAAGGGTTCATGATGCTGCATTGTTTTGGGCGTGTTAAAGGCATGCTCATACAAGTCGCTTTTACTGCTGGGCACATATACCGATTGGCTTGCTTTTTGCAACGCGTAAATCTGGTTCCTCAACATTGACTCCGTATTCACGGACGAGGCAAACCCGGACCAAGGGCCAACGTTATTGCCAGGATTAAACATTTTATCCGGAAAATATGTTCCCTCTTGGGTCAAGCTGACGTTAATCTTTTTTCGCGGGTCTACCACAGGTAGAATTGTAAACTTGGTCTGCACCGGCGCCACGCTCAAATAAGGCTGTAGCGGGTGCGAAGGAATAAGACGACTAGAGGTGCGCGAATTGGTGATTATGTGTCTTGCAGAGGCGGAAGTGTCTTGGAAGTCGTTCGCTTGATGGTTTTTTTCAGGAGATGGACTACGAGACCGAGGTTGTTGTGGTTGTCTATTCTGCATTATAATACCCGCATATTATATTTATTCCTTTACTTATTTTTATTCCTTTCATTCCTTCTTTTTCTTCCTTTTCTTATTAACCCAATATTACTATTTCAAACTTATCTAAAGACTGTAAACTATATCATTGTATCATAATCTTCGGTTCATAATGTGCGGTATCCTTGCAATTTTAAACAATGACAATGACTTCTCACCTAAAACTATCCATGAACAATTCCAAAAAGGAAGAAACCGAGGCCCCGAATTCTCCGTTCTACAAGACATCGGGCTAAATACCACCTTCGGGTTTCATCGCCTCGCCATCAACGGCCTAGACGCCGGCTCTAACCAGCCCATTGTTATTAATAAAGTGCATTTAATATGCAATGGCGAAATTTATAATCATAGTGACTTGGCTCAACAAATGGCGATTTGCCCGCAAACCCATAGCGACTGTGAAATTATTATTCACTTATATATCCGGTATGGAATTCAACAAACGCTCGCCATGTTGGACGGTGTGTTCGCGTTCGTTCTTTGCGATATGCGCGTAAGTGCCGGAACTCCGTTTAAAATGTTTATCGCTCGAGACCCCTATGGAGTAAGACCATTGTATTCCATGACACAATGGAACACCGAAATCCCCAAAATTGTCGCGTTCTCCAGCGAAATCAAAATGCTCACCGGATTAATGCAATCCAACAAACTCGCAAGACAATCCAAATATAGGATTACGCCTTTTTTGCCGGGCACCTACCAGGAACTCACTTTTTACGGCAATCATGCGTTAATCAATGAAACCAGCGTCTCTAAACAATGCATCAAATACCATCATCTTCCTTTTTCCTCGTTGCGCGCCAATTATGGGATAGACAACATTTTCAAAGGCATCCAGCACTATTTTAATCGCGCTATTGAAAAACGGTATCTAAATACTGACCGCCCGATTGCATGTTTATTATCCGGCGGCCTAGACAGCAGTTCCGTTGTCGCGAGCATTAATGAACTGCATAAGCGGGTCAGTAATAAGCCATTAGAAACATATAGCATCGGTATTCAGGGGTCAGAAGACTTGAGGAATGCGCGCATAGTCGCGGACTATCTCGGCACAAAACATAGTGAAATCATCCTAAAGGAAGAAGATTTCTTTCATGCCATCAAGAATACTATCTATAATATTGAAACATTTGATACCACCACTGTGCGCGCGTCCATCCCCAATAGCGAGATATGTAGGCAAATTGCGTTAACGAGCGAAGCCAAGGTGATTTTCAATGGCGACGGGGCGGATGAGTTATTCGGCGGCTACATTTACGAGTATAAGGCACCCGACGCGATTGCGTTTGACGCGGATATTCGGCGCCTTCTAGACAATATTTACAAGCACGATGTGCGCCGGTCGGATGGCAGCATCTCCTCGCACGGGCTAGAGCCGCGCACGCCATTTTTGGATAGAGCCTTGGTGCAATTTGTGCTGTCCATTGACCCCGAGTTGCGGTTCCATGTTCGCCATCAGGAGTGCGAGAAATATTTATTTCGCCGGGCATTTAGCAGGGAATATTGCGTCAACTCAAAGAATGAGCAATTATTGCCGGATTGCATCCTTTGGCGCACCAAAGAGGCGTTCAGTGATGGGGTTAGCGGGTCCAAAGAGAGGTCGCTCTTTCAAATATTGCAGGAGCAGATTACTACTTTTTTAGATTTAACTAGCACAAAGGAAGAACGGGCCCAAATGATGACCCAATATGAGCACTTACCTCCTAGCACAGATGAGCAATACTACTATCGCATGGTGTTTGACGAGCATTTCCCAAATTGTGCGAACGTGGTCACGGATTTTTGGATGCCGCGGTTCGTGCAATCGAATGACCCGAGCGCGCGCACTCTTACAATGTATAGTAGCCTGACACAAAGCCCCTCCGAAGGAGGGGCGACTGTAGAACAAATGGCTTAAATATTGCATATTGCTTCTATAAGCAATAAGCAAACAACGTAATCCACCATGATTTATTATAATGTATTTGTAGTATATATAATATGAACTATTTTCTCCATTCAATTCAAAATGTATTATTTGACATTGCAATATTTACTTGGTATACATTATTTGTATTGACTTATTTTGACATTTTTAAAAATGCAAATTATTATTTAGATATTTTAAACACTGTTCTCAAGTTGTATATTTCGGTCTTTTTACTATGGCGTTTCAATAACTTCCGTAACGTGGAGTTTACAAATTTGGACAAAAAAGTAATATTTAATGGGGCATTGTATTTATTCATGTCTACCTTATTGGTTAAATTTATTGTTCACAAATTTGCATCAAACAATGAAACCCCGAACAATCTCGCAACAAAAATTATAGATTCATACAATTAAGTCCGGACTTTACGGGTTTTTGATTTGTTTTTATTGTGTTTATTATGTTCATTGGTTCCATTGGTTCCATTGGTTCCATTGGTTCTATTGGTTGGTCGGCGTTTAAATCGCCGGCTAGGCGCCCCATACGTATTCGGGCTAGGGTTATTTAGAACCACGATTTGCTCCATTAGGCTGCGCTTATACGGCGTAAAAAAAGTATTCAAATGATATAATATCTTTTTACTGATTATTTTATCCATATCATACTCCGCAATATTTTTCTTCACGTATTTGTAATCATACTCATGCAATAGTTGCAACATTTCGCGTTTGAAATCTATTCCCGATGCAATGTTTATTTGTTGTTGCACATACTTTATCACATGGTTCTCACTTTTTAAAAACCGACTTATCAACACCTCATATTGCAACTTGTAAACATAAGGTTTTAAATTAATGTAATAAATCTGGTCACAGCACATATCCATATGGAGCTTGTCGTCAAAAAAACAAATCTGGGTTTCTTGCGGAAGTTTCGTGCATTTGACCAAGTCATCGTGCGTTTTTTTATGCGTGGTTCTTAATAACTCCACATATTTGCCGTTGACTTTGAATGCATTAATAATTTGGTCAAAAATATAGGCGGACGTCTTTTTTTCAAAATATGTTTTAATATATTGCGCCCATTCCACTGGTCGTTGATTGTTGGTGTAAATCATAATTTTATCGCATTTATGTAAATTCTTCTTGTATTGAATGTATTGCAAGATTTGAAACATGTTGGGACGAATAAATTCAGGAAACAAATCCAGTAAACTATTGAACTCTTGTTGGCCCATAATAAACCGTGTATCCCATTTATCAATATAGGCTTGAAGGCAGTCCCAAAATAAGCCCAGCTCAACAAAATAACCGAGCGTTTCATCTAAATCAAACACCACGATTTTATTGGCGTTAGCTATTGTTAGTGCGCTTGTTGCACCAGCATTTGATATCATATATCTAAATTAATTAGATATATTATATTTCACATATTTTTACATTTTATTGACCTCTCTTTATCACATTATTTTCTCCATTTTATATAAACGAATGGCGCCGATAAACACCCGAAAACGCAAGTCAAACTCTTTCAATAAAACTTTGAACCACGCCGATTATATCAAAATACTAAAATATTATAAAATGCGCATTCCGAATTCTGCCAAAACTGTAAAACGTGCCGCGGAAAAAATGGTCGCGACCAAATTATGCCGTTGCATCAAAAAAGTTGGGTCTATCGGTGAGCCTGCAGCTATCGGTGAACAAAGGTCTATCGGTGTTTGCACGCGTTCAGTTATAAACCGCAAAGGCCTGCGCCGTGGTTCTTTCAAATGTGCAAAAAAACGGGTCACCTTGTTCAAACGCGCCAAATAATTACATGGATAAATGGTCTAGCGCCGACAACAATACTAATTCCTGTTGCGACAGTCGCTGAAATATAAGGCACTCGTCCATATTAAACTGGAAATGCTTGTGCATAAAATTTTTGCATACGATTTGTATTCCATTATCGGTCGCCTTGATATCGCATATTATTCCACCTTTCGTCATCTTTAAATTGTTAGGGTCTTTAATTGGTACCCACCGGATAAACCGGCCATATTTTAACTCTTTAATCTCGTCCACATATTTATATGTTGTCAGCTGTTTTAACATATCGAGCGTATCTTTCTTCGGCAAACCCAGCTCCTTTAACACGTTCAAATTTAGTTCTTGGATTTTTTTCGTCGTTAAATGCAATAAATAGTCACTGTCGTCGCTATCCACCGCTTTTAATAACTGTTCCATATCCAACTCATTAAATGCGAGGTCTTCATCCTCTACGTCATCCTCTTCATTCGGTTTATCCTGATTGGTATGTTTAACCTCTTTAGTTAATGCGCGCTTAGAAGTCATCGTAACTTATAGATATTACAAATATTATTCGCATTATCTATATATCAGTTTATTAGTATTTATTAGTGTTATCATTTACATATAAATAATCAAAACCATTGTGGTCTACACCTAAACCTAAATATTTGTAATTACTATTTTTTAAATGAGTTAATACATTATTTGTTTTGTCTCCCAAATGAATATGTTCAAATGATAAATATTTTAATTTTAGCTTGTCAAAATTAGTGTCTAATATTATTTCAGCATCAATCCCTTCTATATCTAATGCTAATAGTTCAACTTCTTCTGTAGTTACTTCATTAATAAATGTTTCCAATTGTTTAACCGGAATAATAAATTTATCTAAATCGCAATTACCGCCATAATGTTTTTGTATATGGGATTTATTTATGGATGCCACTTGATAATGAGGCGCATCTAATGGACAATAATATAAATCTACAGTGTTATTTTGATAACTTTTTGTAACAATGGCGATTTCATATATGCTGCTTTCAGGATAATCTTTCCAACATTCTTTTAATAATGGAATATTTAATGGGTTGGGTTCAACTAAAATAATTTTTTTTATATATTCTCTAGGCATTTTTTTTATAAATTCAGTAAACCCATCTCTACAATTTGCTCTATTATCTAAATCTCCTGCGCCTGCACCTATTTGAATAAAAACCCCACTGCCTTGATTATAATTATATAAGTCCATTTATTATATATATATATATATATATATATATATATACATATATATACATATATATACATATATATACATATATATACATATATCTATGTATCCTTTATTATTTATAATCTATAAATGTATATTTTAAATAATAGCGCATATCACTTGTTTTAGAAATTCGCATACCCCCCTCCCATCGTGCTAAACCCCATAAACTCGCTTGCAGGCATCGGGCCAGTCATCTGGTCAAACCCCGGCGTCGCCGCGCCCACTAGCGGGTTATTATCGGATTGGTGCATGTTGTCGTAATTTGGTAATTGCTGCGTTACCGGAAGCTGACTGATAGGTGTGGACATTGACATTTGCTGCGGCATCTGCTGAGGGGAGTGCATCTGTTGTTGGCTAATAGGCTGGCTCACTTTGACCGTGCTATTTTTTGACTTCTTCTTGGGGTCACTCGTCTTGCCCTCCCATAAGTTCACAAGGCGCTCCACAAGTATGCTGACCTTTTCGCCGAGCTTGGTTTGCAAGCTCAGAATAATCGTCAATACCGCCAATATAATGGTGGTGACGCTAAACTCTTGATATTTGACACCTCCATAGGTGGGAACATAGATGATGATGCGGTGAATGAAATACATCCCGATAAACATGTAGACGATTTGAAAAATCACTTCCGCGCTAATCTCTAGACTACCCTTCTCGTCATCCGCTTCGGGAACAAACCTTTGCATTGTCTTGTTTAATACAATGACCGGAATAATCGCCATCAGGGCATACTGGACGACATTCGTTAGGTCGCCTTTTTCATCATCGCCCAAACTAAACATATGCTTAAAAAAACTATTTTTTGTGCCAACACTTGACAATTCTTCCAGTTTATCCATATGTTTTATAACTAGAAATTAAAAACAAAGTTCATTCATCAATCTCAACTAAATAATCGTTCCACCTTTTCACAAATTTCACAGTTTTTCCATCGACCAGACTTATAAAAATGCAACGATGGGTTGGGTTAATCATCATTCCATCCGCATAACCACATTGTGCATTAGACCGCAAAACGCCTAAAATAACCACATTATCATTATCATCTATTCTTCCATATATTTTATTAATTTGCAAATCTTTTATTAAGACACGCGCATATGTATGCTCACGTTTGGCGTGTTTATGTTTGTCTTCTGGCGGTGTTATATCCTCCTCTATACATTGCAGCATTCGCAATTAATTATATTTTATTTTTAAATTATTTGCAAAAATATTATTCCTTTATTTAACCAGTATAAACACAACTCTATATAATATATTACACCTATACAACGCATTATGATGACCCCCTCATTTGACAGCGCTCATGAAGAAAACCAATACATCCAACTCGCGCTAAATATCATTCAAAATGGCAGTCTGGAAGAGGGCCGCAATGGCTTCACCCTCTCCATTTTCGGCGCCAATATGTCGTTCTCTCTTGAAAACGGCGCGCTCCCTATGCTCACGAGCAAAAAGATGGCCTGGAAAACCTGCCTAAAAGAACTCCTATGGTTTATTCGCGGGTCCACCAGCAACACCGACCTCCAGAATGAGGGCGTGCACATCTGGGACGCAAACGGCAGTCGCGAATTTCTCGACGGTCGCGGTCTCACCCATTACGAAGACCAAGACTTAGGCCCCGTTTACGGCCATCAATGGCGACACTTTAACGCCAAATACACCGGATGCCGCTCCAATTACGACGGTCAAGGCGTAGACCAGCTTCAAAACATCATTAATCAATTGAAAGACCCCGAAGGCCGCAAATCCCGACGTCTCATTATGAGCGCATGGAACCCCTGCCAATTAGACGAAATGGCACTCCCCCCTTGCCACATTTTGGTCCAGTTTAATGTGTCGCATGGAAACAAACTCTCGTGCGCCTTATACCAACGAAGCGGCGATGTCGGCCTCGGCGTGCCATTCAATATATTATCGTATGCCTTGTTAACACACCTGGTCGCACACCATTGCGGGCTCGTTGCGCACAAGTTTTGCCATTTCATTGGAAACGCACACGTATATGATGACCACATTGACGCGTTGACAGGCCAATGTAAGCGCACCCCTTATCCATTCCCGACCCTGCAGTTTTTACAGGAGCCGCGTGCAAATATTGAAGATTACGTGCTCGACGACTTCGTTGTAACCGACTATGTCTGCCATCCCGCCGTTAAAATGAATGTTCGTGCATAAAATGCACCAGAATAATAATTGTCATTACATAACTAGATATCTTATCAAAAACATTTAATTATATTTATGCGTAAATAGCTTAAATATAATTTAGCAAACACTACTATATGAGTTCATCCAAATCTGTCGCCGCCGCTCGCAATAGACGCGCTGAAGCACCGCCTCCTCAATATAAAAATGTCAAACCAACCGGCCCCATCACATCCATTAACACCGCCGGTGGCGCAGGCTTGAATGCTAGAGCACAACCTCTGCCTCAATACCAACAACAGCCTCTTCCACAATACCAGCAACAACCGCAACAATACCAGCAACAACCGCAACAATACCAGCAACAATACCAGCAACAATACCAACAGCAAGAGCAAGGCATTCCAAGCAAAGTAACCGTGGCAAATGCTATCGGCTTATTAACTGTTAGAATTGCCAGATTAGAAAAATTTGTTCACCAATACAATTTAGAACAATCTGGAAGCCAACCTAAGCAGGGCAGCCAGGGCAACGCAACCGATAATGTGGAGGCACGATTAGATGACAGCATTCTTCGCAATATTGTAACGCGTCTAGACAATTTAGAGAAAGACAAGAAAAACTCTGCTAGTGCCAATGTGAATGCACCGGTAAAAACGCAAGTTATTACACAAGTCGCCGCACAACCTGTCGCAGAAGACCCCGTTGTAATCAAACTAAATGATGATTTATCCAAATTAAAGCAAGAGGTGAAAGAAACTGAAGCCCTTCTACTAAAACTACAATCCTTCACCATGGAAACCAATCAAAAGCTCGTAAACATGCTATTTCAAGACACGAATGAAATCAGCATGACCCAGCTAACTCATGCGGATTGCAATTATGAGTATGACCCCACATGCAATGATGTTGATGATGAACGCAACCGCAATGGCAATGATAACGAATGCACAAGCGCGATTAAAGTGTTGGATGACATTGCCGCGATTGATATGCAGACCGCAAGCGGCAACTTGAAAGACCTCATCAATGAAGAGCTTGCGCGAATGCCGCTATAAAGGTTTAGAGATTATCTGACACTCTTTAACTGGTTCACTTCAAAATACATTAAATTATGTTAATTATAATATAAAACTAACATAATAAATAAATAAATGTCTTACCACATTGATTGCACATTTGATACGCCCGTCGAACAAGTATACAATTACATTAAACGCGCGTCTAGCCCTCAAGAAATTTTAGATAAAATTTGTTACATCATTGATAACTGCATATATATGGATTATAGGTATTTTAAACCTGTCGGCAATGATGCCGTTTATGAACCATTGTTGTCGCACATTATTAATAAAATCAGACAAGTATTATCGGCATCGCCTTCATTAATTGTTCATGTATCATTAAAAGGGTTCAGCATTCGCGAAATGGATAAACATCTAAACTTTTTTAAACATGTATCCATTGTATTAGATACACACTACCCACAAAAATTAACCACTTGCTACGTTTACAATGCATCTTCTATATTTACACAATTATTCAGCTTATTATCTTACTTTATTGATAAGGACACCCTTAAAAAAATGCAACTCGTCGGCAAATCATAGGCCATCATCTTTTCATATCAAAAAATGCACCCTTTTTATACTTTACTTGTTTTACTGTCGCCTCCTTTTCTATTTGTTTTGACACAATTATTGTTCTAAACATCGGCGCAATTCTAGGAATAATATTTGTTACATTTGTTATAACCTCCTCTTTCTCTTTCTTTTCCTCATTTGTTATTTGATTATTCACAAACCTCGCAACCGGCAAATAGTTCCGCTTCACAATAGGCGCGGTTTTAGGTCTTATCACACCTTCTAGTCTCATGCTAGGAATAGTGCGCACATTTTTTTTAATTGCCTCTTTGACAGGCGGTTCTAACACAGGAGGCTCTAACACAGGCTGTTCTAATGCCTCTTGAATACCCGGTTCTAACGCAGGAGGCTCTAACACAGGAGGCTCTAACGCAGGTGGTTCTAATGCCTCTTGAATAACCGGCTCTAACACAGGAGGCTCTAATGCCTCTTGAATAACCGGTTCTAACGCAGGCGGTTCTAACACAGGAGGTTCTAACTCTGCTGCTTTAATTAATATATTACAATAACCCAGCTCTTTTTCTTGCGCAACATCTAGCCTTGACCATATGTCATTAATCGTGTCGCATGAAAAATCAATGGCCCTCTCACCCGTAAATAACCCTGACCCATTCGTGTGGTTGACAATTTTTTCATATTCTTCGTGCGTCTTTACTAAATTGTATGCATTCTTAATTTGGTCTAGCGTGTTGTCATAATTATTTAGCAGGTCCTCATATCTAATCAAAACATAGTTTTTCACTTTTGTGCGCACCACATTCATCAAAAAATCATTTTTTAGTTTTCTTAATTCAAAAATGTTTTTAAACCTCTCTTTCGTAATGTAATTCACATCTTCTTGAATAACCTCCTCTTGTTCGCCTTCTCCCACTGCAGAATAAAACGGATTGTTCAAAAAATGGGTTAATTCATGATTGCACGCAGGGACATATTGCAAATTCTTTGAAAAACTATTCAACCACGCTACCGGGTCGCGCACAATCCCAATAAATATTGTATTGTCTATTGCGTTCCCTTCTTCTGTGACATTCGCGTTATCTGTGTCAAAATCATACATCCCGAAAAAATGCTTCCAATCATAATACCATATTACCGGCAGGTTGAAGTTTTTTGTTATCGCCTCCTCCAAAAAAACCGTCCCGCTACTCCTTTCTCCATATATCGTAAAATTCACAACCTTCGGCGCACTCATATAAATTACATACCTAAAATAATAATGAATAATCGCTTATTAATTAGTCATTCATTATTATTTACTTAATTACTTATTAGGAATTAGTTCAATCCGCAGTATTACAGTATATATTATATTTAATACAATGGAACTCATTTTAGGCGCTTTTATTTTTTGCATCATCCTATTCTTATACCTCCACATCCAGTTCCACCTAAAGACCAGCGATGATTTAGAAGTTTACGAAATTGACCAAGCGTCTAAAGACAAAATGGAAGAAATATGCGACCTCCGGCAACCCGTCCTCTTTGACCTCGACAACGACAACGAAAAAATACTCACCACCACATGTAAATCTTACATTCTATCCAATTACCCCTCGTTTGAAGTCAAAATCCGCAGCTCCACCGAAGTTAGCCCAGATACCGAAATATTTATGCCCCTTCAAATGCAACTCGCGAACAAGTTGTGCGACGACGACACCAGCTCCACCTATTTTAGCGAAAACAACGGCGACTTCTTAACCGAAACCGGCGTTGTCAAAAGCTTCCAATACAATGACGGGTTTTTACGCCCTCATCTCGTGTCCAACTGCTACTATGACATCATGTTCGGGTCTCAGGGCACCGTCACACCTTTTCGCTACGACATCAACTACCGCAACTATTATATGGTGACCGAGGGCGAACTTTGTATCAAACTCAGCCCACCTAAAAGCAGCAAATACCTCTATGAACACAAAGACTACGAACAGCTTGAATTCATATCGCCCGTGAACCCGTGGTCTCCTCAAGCAAAATATCGCCCCGATTTTGAAAAAATCAAATGCCTGGAAATCATATTACGACCCGGCAAGTGCCTCTTTATCCCCGCATATTGGTGGCATAGCTTCAAATTCAACAAAAACACCTCGGTGTCCTGCTTCAAATACAAAACATACATGAACGTCGTCGCCGTTTTACCTCACACCTTCATGTATTATCTACAAAACCAAAACGTCTCGCACAAAGTGGTGAAACATATCGCGCCCATTTGTTTAACGCCTGCTGCTACTGCTACTGCGGTTACTACTAGTGGTGATACTAGTGCAACTAATGATGCGGTCACAGAGGCACCGCAAGAGCCAATCGCTAGTTCAAACATAGACGCGCTAACTGCTGCTACTACTACTTTATAAATTCTACTGTATCACATTCTACTGTATCACATTCTACTGTATCATCATTAAATATTAATAAATCGCAATATGATATAAATATAAATTATAATATTAAATATATATATATAAAAGCATTATGTCAACGCGCACAACTAATGACAACCCGAAATATCGTTATAAAATTCACGACAAACTCTATGATTTAACCGATTTTGTAAACATGCACCCTGGAGGTATAGATGCATTTAACAACTTAAAACCTGATACAAATATTACTCCTATGGTTTATTCATATCATAAAAACCCTAAAATTATTTTCGCGATGTTGGAAAAATATGAAGTGCCTATAACAACCGACATAGTTATAAAATATGACACTAACTATACATACGATAAATATTGCGAATTAAAGAAATTAGTCTATGACGAAATCCATGAAAAAAAAATCCCTTTATATTGGTCCTATAAAGAAATCTCATATAATGCATTCGTGCTTTCATTATATTTTGGAATGTGGGCACATTGCCTTTGGAATGCATCTGGGTTATCGTCTTGGTGGATGGTCTTATTGGTATTTGTGAACTCTACAATATGTAATTTAATTTTTCACGAAACATCGCATTATTGCGGTTTTAAAAATCAAACCATCAATCATTATTTAACTAGATGCAGTTATCCATTAATGGTTGAAAGCAATTGGAAATTTATTCATAATTATTTACATCATTGTTTTACAAATACTGATTATGATGTGGATTTTTCATTCCCGGAACAAACCATACGGCATTCAACCACCCAAAAATACAATTGGTATAATAAATTTCAAAGTGTGTATAGCTTGTTTATTTATCAACTTGCAACATTGCATAGAGGGGTGTTAATTAGCGTTAAGAAAAAAACTTACAACTGGTTATGCTTTCCCGCATTAATCGTTTTAATCGGCTTATATAAAACGCTGCTTTGGTATTCATTAAATGGATTAATATTTGCATTTATTGCACAATTCTCCCACATCCAGCACGAATGCATCCAAATTAATAAGGACAAGAAAAATGACTTTTTGTATAACCAAGTATCCAGCAGTATGAATTATAAAACCAACGCATTCACAAGATTAGCTTGTTTTTCTTTAGACATACAAATAGAACATCATTTATTTCCAAATATTCCGCACAGCTCATTGCGTCAAATACAACACATCGTTCGCGATTATTGCGATAAACATGACATCCCCTACATTGAAACCCCCGGCATGATTTCATCCATGTATTCATATGTTCGCCATTTATACCAGATGAGCCGACCATAATATGTTTAAGTCTTTTTATATACCCATATAAAGATTTCTTCCTTTATTATAATTATCAAAGGAAGAAAACAGTTGCCTCTTATATGCCCTCTTACAAAATACTCATTGAGGACCGCTCTTATACCTCTTGGTCCCTTTTTACGCAAGACACATATCAACCCGTGTTATCTGATGTTATACCCATAT